GATAAATTCTCTGGAGATGCAAATAAATTTGCAGAACGTAGAGGCTTTAAATTATATGATGAAGAATCATTAAATACTAAACTAATAGATAATAAGGACAAAGCAAATGGCAAACAAAATAATTAAATACAACTTAACTACAGATGGAACTATTCCAACTTACATTGCAGATGGGGGATACTATCCAAAACCTAATGGGGGAACATCTCCTCAAGATTGGGATATGATTGGTGCAACTGTTGATGGATCTAATGAAACTGGATTAGGTGAACTGGCAAATGAAGCAGCAGTAAAAACTTATTTAGATAGTTATACATCTGATTGGAAAGTTACAAGAGCAGATGGCACTGAAGAAGATTTTAATCAAACTACTGCAGCAGCTGGTATTTGGGCTAAAAAAATAGATTAAGGAATTTAAATGGCGAACTACCCACAACTGGATGATTGTTCAGGCGTATGGACTTTGAAAGAAGTTAATGACGCTGTTATGGGTGGCTACTGGCGTAATGCAGGTGGTGGATCTCGTGCTATATTTATGGCAGGTAAACAACCAGCTTTACAAAACACTGTTGATTTTATCAATATGGTTACTCCAGGTGATGCAAGTGATTTTGGAGATTTAACTCAATCAAGAGCTAATAATTCTGCAATCGGTTCTTTTACAAGAGCCATATGTGCAGGTGGGGCTGCACCAGGTGTATCTAATAATATAGATTATTTTACATTTGCTTCTACAGGTAATGGAGCTGATTTTGGAGATTTACTCGCTGGTAATCAAAATTTATCTGCTGGAGGTAATTCTACAAGAGGAGTAGTTATAGGAGGCATAGCCCCAGGAAATGTTAATACACTTCAATATTTAACAATAGCTAGTATAGGAAATACAACTGACTTTGGTGATTTAACTGTAGCACGGCATGATCCAGGAACTGGAACTTCACCAACAAGAGCAGTAGTTGCTGGTGGTCAGGGTGGTTCTGACACAAACGTAATTGATTTTTTTGAAATTGCAACGACAGGTAATGCAGCAGATTTTGGGGATTTAACTGAATCTAAAAGAGGTGTTAGTGGAACTTCATCTTCAACAAGAGGTGTATTTACTAGTGGAGCTCCAGGTTTATTTACAACAACAGAATTTGTAACAATAGCATCACAAGGTAATGGAATAGATTATGGAGATTTAACAACTGCATCAAGAAATGTTGGATTTACTTCTGATTCTAGAAGAGCATATGCTGCAGGAGGATTTGCACCTAGTCACACAAATGTGATTGAAAATATTTTAATTAATAGTGGTGGAGATTTTGTTGACACAGGTGATCTTACAGTTTCGAGAGGATATTTAGGAGGATGTTCAAATGCACATGGCGGTTTGAATGATGGGTATCAAGGAACAAGACCATCACATGTGTCTGGAGCAGGAAGAGGTTTTATTGGTGGTGGATCACAAAGTAATACAATAAATATGATTCAAATTTCAACTCTTGGTAATGGTATAGATTTTGGAGAATTACCAACACACCATTATGGAACAGGTGCAGTATCTAGTGGTACAAGAGGACTGTATGCAGGATCTTCACCTTACAGTAATAATATAAGTTCTTTTGAAATGGCTACAAGAGGCAATGGAGCTGACTTTGGAGATATATCATCATCTAGACAAAGACTTGGGGGACACAGTTCTACTACACGAGGTGTATTTGCTGGTGGTCAATCAGGAAGTGCTCCAAATTATGATGAGCATGACACTATAGAATATGTAACAATAGCATCAGCAGGTAATGTTACAGATTTTGGTAACTTAACAGTTTCAAGATGGTTTGTTGCACCTGGTGGATCATCAACGAGAGGAGTGTTTGGAAGTGGTGTTTCTAATCCAGCTGGTAATCATAATACAATTGATTATATAACAGTAGCTTCAACTGGTGATGCAACAGATTTTGGAGATTTATTAGCAGCGAGTGGATACACGGCTGGATGTTCTAGTTCGGTTAGACAAGTATTTGGTGGTGGCTATACTCCAAGTGCAGTTAATGTATTACAATATGTAACAATAGCTTCAACAGGAAATGCAACAGACTTTGGAGATTTATTGGATACAACAGCATATGCTACTGGAACTTCAAATAGTGTAAGAGGTATAATTGCAGGTGATTTAAATCCAGGTGAAACTGATGTAATACAATTTATAACTATTGCTTCTACAGGTAATTCAGCTGATTTTGGAAATTTATTAGAAGCAGGTCACTCACATGGATCAACATCTGATTCACATGGAGGCTTACAAGGATAATGGCACTTTGGAATATTAAAGAACGATATGATTTAGTTAGATCTAATCAGGATAACGCTATTGGAAATGTAGGTCTGTTTGCTGGTGGCTCTGCACCTTCAGATCCAGTAAATACAGTTGATTCTATTAATTTTTTATCATTAGGTAATGCTACAGATTACGGAGACTTATCAGTTGCAAGAGAAGTCCCTGCTGGATTTAGTAATAGAACAGCAGGTTTTTATGCAGGTGGACACACACCTTCAGATTCAAATGTGATAGATAGAGTTGAATTTGCAACTGCAGGTAATTTTTCAGATTTTGGAGATTTAACAACAGCAACTCAACGACCAGCTGGTTGTTCTGATAATACAAGAGGTATTATTTTTGGTGGTAGAACACCTAGTTCAACTAATAAGATAGAATATACACAAATGGTTCATGAGGGTAATTGTTCTGATTTTGGAGACTTAACTAGAAATGCTAATTCAATGACAGCTATAGCTGGAGTTACAAGAGGAGTATGTTTAGGAGGAAGAGATAGCCCTAATGATCCTGTTAATGTTGTAGATTTTATAACAATACAATCACTCGGTAATGCTATAGATTTTGGGGATTTAACTCAAGCAAGAGGATATTCAGGAGGAGCTAGCTCATCTACTAGAGGTTTATGTGCAGGGGGTTTTAAACATCCTGCATTATTTAATATAATTGATTTTATAACAACAGCTTCAGCAGGAAATGCAACAGACTTTGGAGATTTAACATCTGTAAGATCAGCTGTTGGTGGTTCTTCTAATGGACTTAAAGGTGCTTTTGGGGGTGGTTATATAAATACTAGTGAAACTTTAATTGCAGCACTAGAGTTTGTAACAATAGCTTCAACAGGTAATGCTACAGATTTTGGAGATATAACTCAAAGTAGAAGAAATGTATCTAATGAAACTGTTTCAAATGGACATGGTGGTTTAACTACAGATATACAACGTCCATCAGTAAACTATATGCCTGGATCAGGAAGAGCTATTATATGTGGTGGCCCTCCATCACCTAAGATTGAAACATTTAATATTTCAACATTAGGTAATACAGTTAATTTTGGTTCATTAATTTTAAATGCAGAAAACTGGGGTGGAGGTTGTGGTAATGCAACTAGAACGTTAGAGGCAGATGGTGGAGCAGATAGTGGTTATACAACACAAATTTCAGCAATTGAATTAGCATCATTTGGTAATGCTTCAGATTTTGGAGACAGCACATCAGCAAGAGCTAATCAAGGTGCTCTCTCTAATAATACACGAGGAGTTTGGGGTGGAGGCTATGACCCCGATGGTTCACCAGCTTATAGTAATGTTATAGATTATGTAACTATATCAACATTTGGAAATGCTAGTGATTTCGGAGATTTAACTACAAACGGAAGTGGTGCAGGTGGAACTGCTAATTCAACAAGAGGTTTGTTTGGTCCTAGAGGACCAGGTTCAGGGCTTGCAAATGTAATTGACTATATAACAATAGGTTCAACAGGTAATACAACTGATTTTGGAGATGCTTCAGTATCAAGGGGCCAAACTGGAATGGGTGCAAGTTCAACACGAGCAGTATTAGGTGGCGGTTCTAGTCCATCAAAATCAAATGTAATTGACTATGTTACTATTTCTAACACTGGTAATGCTACAGACTTTGGAGATCTAACAGTTTCAGCATCTGCAAGATGTTGTGTTACTAATAATACTAGAGTTGTATGGATTGGAGGATATTCAGGATCACCAACTCAAACAAATATATTAGATTATGCAACTATTTCTTCAACAGGAAACGCTGCTGATTTTGGAGATATAGCCTCTGGAGCAAGAGGTAATATAGCTGGTTCATCAGACTCACATGGAGGTTTACAAAGTTAATTATCCCCCTCAAAATTTAACAAGGGATATATGAAAGACGAATTACTACAATTATTTGCAATACCTTTATTAATAACAAAATATGAGGGTAGTTTAGAAAAAGAAACAAACTACATAAATAATTTGCCATACATAGAACAAAAAGGTAATGGTAATTTTAAAACTAAAGATAGTTATTTATTAGAAATAGAAGAATTAAAAAATATTAAAAATTTTATTTACGAAAGTATAAACAAATTTACTAAAAATATACTTCAATCAGATCAGAGATTAGTAGTTACACAATGTTGGGCTAATAAAAATCCACCAGGGTCAAAGCATCATGAACATGTTCATCCTAATAGTATATTAAGTGGTGTATTTTATTTAATACAAGATAAAACATTACCACCTATACAATTTAGTAAAACAGTACAGTGTGCAATGAAATTAGATCCTAAAAAATATAATAGTTTAAATTCAGAAACATTTTTATTACCTTGTACAAATGGTGAATTAATATTATTTCCATCAAATTTAAAACATAGTGTGCCTATAAATAATGGAAAAGAAGCAAGGTTAAGTATATCATTTAATACATTTAGTGTTGATGTATTGGGTTCTGAAAACTCCTTAACACATTTAGATATAAGGAGAATAATGAATGAACACAATTGAAGATTATATAATAGTTGAAAATACTATACCAAAAGAATTATGTAAAGAATTAATAGATGAATGTAACAAAAAAGAATGGAAAAAACATACTTGGAATAATTATGCTACAGGAACTTCTGAATCTGAACCTACAAAAGAATTAGATGTTATGCCTTGTACAAAAAAACAACAGGAAAAAGTTACACCATATTTAGTTGAAGCATTAGGTAGATATCAAATAAAAGTATCCGTGCCAGGAGAAAAAACTGAGGGTCCTTTCTTAACAAAATTTAGTCCCATAAGATTTAATAAGTATGAAGTAGGTAATACTATGAGAAAACATTATGATCATATTCATAGTATATTTGATGGTCAGATGAAAGGAGTACCAATAGTATCTATTGTAGCAAATTTAAATGAAGATTATGAAGGATCAGAATTTATGTGTAGAGAAAAAGAAATAAAATTAAAAACAGGAGACATATTAATGTTTCCATCAAACTTTATGTATCCTCATGAAGTAAAAGAAACAACAAAAGGAGTACGTTATAGTTTTGTTAGCTGGGCATTTTAATGGCAAGAATAAAATTTAAAGAATTTACACCTAGACCAAAACCTAGAAAACGTCCTAGAAGACACAAAAAGCGATTAAATAAATCAGAAAAACGAATGCAAAAAAAATATAATAGACAGGGGAGATAATGGCAACACCAGACGAAATACAATTACAGAAAGGAACTATTACACCTGCTCAAAAAGAGCA